TTAAAACAAATGGCATCGAATGCTCGTTTTGAGAATCAATCAGTTGTCAATTCTTTTAATATATTTGTAGATACGGATAGAATTAGTATATGCGAGCCCTCCAATCGTGGCGATCGTGTAAACGTCCACCTTGAAGGTAACACTATTATAGCAGGTGATGGAGAACTTATTCGTATGACTCTAACGAGCTTTGATATGTATAATAATTTTTATACTTTGGATAGATATAATTCTAAACTCAAGTTCCTCCACAAAGGCGGGAAAGTAACTACATTCGCTGCTGCTACTGAACCAATTAACGGCCCCGGTAAGAGCGAAAAACATTTACCGTTTAAAAACTATGGAAGTCTCTTTGATCTTGCTTTAGAATTTGCGGTAGTAACGGCTAAGCAGATAGCTGAACGCTCCAATCTTGAAGGCGCCAATATCCCCCTTGTCAGAATTAAAGAAATTAAAAATGTTTACATAGAAGGTACTACTAAACTAGAATCTATAAACGCATCAGCGGCAGACGTAACAGCAGCAAATATGACATCAGCGTCTTTCATCGCTGCCGTTAATACTGGAACTAAATTAACTTTAGGACAAACAAGTAATAAACTTTTAGATATAACATTTGAAACTCGAAACGGTGCCGGCGGCGCGCTTCATAATCACGGTATCACAGAGTTCAGTATTCAATGTGTAGATGAGAATGGTGATGCTGGGTTAATTTTTGGAGCAGAACGTTTTGATTATCCATACGCAAACTCTCAGATGACTTCAAGTAGATATCCATTCATTACGGGAGGTGCTAATGGTACTCTAGGAAGTTCGTTTTTAATTACGGCTCCAACGACTTCCACAATTCGCGTACAAGGATATTTTCCTATGCAGTTGTCATCCGATCCGTTTGTATATCTTCGTAGCACTATCACACAATCGGGTGGTCTAGAAACAGCGGGTATGTCTAATGCTCTTATTAATAATACATCCAGTATAAGTGATGTAACCTCAAGTGATATCTTCGCAAAAATAAGAAGAGATACCCATTTTTGTACTTATATTACAACTAATGACGAGTTTTTCATAAATGTACAGCAGCGAAAGATTTCTAGTATCTTTCTAAATCTCACAGATTCTAAGAATAGACCTATAGGTCAACCCGCGGGAAATGAAAATGGGACCGCCGCTGGTCTTATAGTAGATGAAACTGCCACACTCCCATTACCATATTCGGGCAACCAAGATAACCTCGGTAATTTATCGTTCAGCTGTGTGATTCGTGTTGATATAATTAAAGTCAGTACTGCGCAGAAACTTGAATCGACACCACTGCCACTGCCACTTCCCGCAAGGAAAGCACAACAAGGTGTCATCTTTGGTCTTCCAGATTATGGAATGGCTAAATCTGGTAATTAAATTAAAATGAATATATGTATAATAATTATATTCTCGTTTAATAATTATATTCTCGTTTAATATAATTATATTAAAAATTATTTTCTTTTGTAATAGTAACACAAAATGGCGTCAGTTCTTCCAAGCAATTTATCTTTTTTCATGTCGCGCCTTCAAGGAGTTGGCACTTCTCATTTCAAAGTTAATCCACAGACTACCGGTGCCATGGCTCCGGCAAACATTGTTCGCTTTGAACTTCCCAGCAATACTTTAGTCAATTTCCGTTCGCTTAGAATGTTCTTTAACGCCACTACCTCTGGTACATCTGCGGCTATTTCACTACCTAATGATATTTCGTCGGTCATTGAACGTTGCTCGGTATACATTGGAGGTGTTCTAGTTGCTAATGGTTTCAACGGTTATAATACGCTAGTTCATGCTAAAGCGTCTCTACAGGGCTACAAGTGCGGCGCACTCGCGCATCCTGAGATGGTTCGTCAGTTCAAGTATCACGGGGATGGTGGTACGGCAATCGGCGCGACTTCCGCCGAAACATATACAGCTTCTGATGTCTATACTTTTTGCATTGATAATTTCGAGGGCTTCCTCGGCACTTGTGAACCAAGTATAATGGATACTGGGGCTGTATCTACAATTGTTATTGAAATTCAGTTCGCCGAAGGTACTGTTTGCTCGTCGTCGCTTGGACGGTCTTTGCCGAATCCCGCCGGAACGCTAACTGGTACTGGTGTTACGACATCCGGTACCAACGGTTTCGCGGACTT